GCAAGGTTTTTGCGCGTTACAAATTAAACAAGAAGAGGGGATAAAAAATGGTCGGAAAATTAACGCCAGACCACATGGCGTCGGCTTCGGTCGTGCCTGCGCTGATGGGCTTGAGCAAATACCAGAGTCCGAATGACGTACTGCTGGGCTGCATCGCCGCCATTGATGGCAAACCGCGGCCGGATATCGGGAACGAGGCGATGGCCTGGGGAAACACGCTAGAGCGTCCGATATTGCAAGAGGCGGCTTTGCGGCTCGGGTTGGATAATCTGGACATCAGCCACGATAAGCCTTATTTCCATCAATTCTGGCGGCTTGCCTGCTCTCTGGACGGGACAGCCATCGGACGCGGGCAGCTGATCGAGCACGACCCAGATAGAGGGATCTATGTCATCGGCGCGGACAGTATCACCTTGGACGGGCTGGGCGTACTTGAGGCCAAACTCACCGCCTCGGATGTCGAGGACGTGCCGCCCCTATGGCGTGGCCCGGTCCAGCTCCAGGCGCAGATGGCCATCACCGGCAGCACATGGGGCGCAGTCTGCACGCTTTACCGCGGCGTCACCCTGCGCATTTACCTATTTGCACCACACGCCGGCACCCTGGCGGCCATTGAAACCGCGGTCCATGACCTTGACCGACGGCTCACCGCGTACCGCGAGACCGGGACCATCGAGTACTACCCGCCGACCGACTCGGCCGACGCCGACCGCACCTGGCCGGCCGCAAACGAGGATGCCGACCCGTTATGGCTACCGGGCGCTGATGAGTCCATAATTTCTGAGCTGCTAAATGAAAAAGAAAAGATAAAAACTGCACAGAAAAACATCGACGATTTGGAGAAGGCCATCAAGAAGAAAATGAAAGAGGCGTCATGCGCGCGGGTGGGGTCGTATGAAATCCGCTGGCCCATGCGCCACTATAAAGCCAAGGCCGCGTACACAGTCGAAGCCACCGAGGCTCGGTCTGTGCGCCAGTCAACACTTACAATCAAGGAGAAGAAATGAGCAACATAGTCAGCCAAGGCTTTGCGCCGGTTACTCTGGACGAAGCCATGAAGTTTAGCGAAATGTTGGCGCGGTCCAGCATGGTGCCGAAGGCGTACCAGGGCAAGCCAGAGGATGTCTTGGTCGCTTGCCAATGGGGCCGCGAGATCGGTCTGGCACCGATGCAGGCGCTCCAAAATATCGCCGTGATTAACGGCAAGCCGAGCGTGTACGGTGACGCAGCTATGGCCTTGGTGCAGGCCAGTCCGGTATGCGACAACATCGAGGAGTACATGGAAGGCGAGGACACGGAAAACCCGATCGCGGTCTGCATTGCGCACCGCAAAGGACGCACGCCAGTTAAGGTTACGTTCTCGGTGCAAGACGCTGTGCGCGCTAACCTATGGGGAAAGCAGGGGCCGTGGACGCAGTACCCGAAACGTATGATGCAAATGCGAGCTCGCGGGTTTGCCTTGCGCGATGCGTTCCCAGATGTCCTGAAGGGGCTCATCACCGCCGAAGAAGCTCAAGACTATCCGCACGACCAGCCGGCCAAGGACATCACGCCAGCCAAGCCGGCCAATCCGTTGGACATATTGCCTGCGCCGGTTTCTCAGCCAGAAAATTTTAATGGCACCTGGTCGCCAGAGATTGACGACGATGACATACTGGAGACCGCGTTTGTGAATGAGCCGGAGGCAGAGACAATCACCATCACGCCGGGCGACTGGGACCTAGAAATTCCTGGCAAGCCGGCACAGAGTTACGCCAGCCAGGCCGAATGGTCCAACGCCTTTGAGGAAATGGCAGCCAAAGTCATGGCTACCAAACTCTCGCCGACCGATAAGATGGCCAAGCTGGAGTCGCTCAAGGACGCCAACAAAGGATCGCTCAAGCGCATGGCAATCGAACAGAGGTTAATCCATACCAAAGAGCTGGCAAGGCGGAAGTCAGAGCTTGGACTCGGTTGAGATTCCATGGGTATACGAGGCGCAAGGGGAGAAGACAGCTCCCCTGTTTTGCCAGGCATTTGCTGAAGGTTGCGGTGCACAAACAACCAAGGCAAAGGACATCAAGGAGTTAAAGTCTGTGGCCATGTTTGGCAGCCTAAGTCTGCGGCGCGTACTGGATGCTGCCATCGAGCAGAATCGCACTTGGTATTACGGGGACAAGGCATACTTTAATCGGTATGACTATTACCGCATCACCAAAAATGCGTACCAGTACACAGACTTTAAGCTGACCAGCAAGCCCAAAAGGTTTGAGCAAGCCGGCATGAAGATTAGACCGTGGCAAAAGGGTGGCAAAAAAATTCTACTCTGCCCGCAGTCGGACAAGTTCATGCGCCGCTTTGGCTTGAGCCAGCATGACTGGATAGAGTCGGTCAAAGCCGAGCTGGCCAAGCACACAAAGCGCCCAGTCGTAGTAAGACATAAGGTCTGGAGCAGGGCCGAGGAAGAATTTGCCCTGGCATTGGAAGGCGTACACGCAGTCGTGGTGTTCACCAGCATTGCGGGGGTGCAGGCCGTATGCCACGGGATACCGTGCTTTGCTACGGAGGACTGCGCGAGCGCCAGGTTTGGCAGCATGGATCTAAGCAAGATTGAAAACCCGGTGCGGCCAGATAACCGCGAGCTCATGGCATGGGAGCTGGCAGATAATCAATGGACAATTGATGAGATAAGGAGCGGCATGGCATGGGAACATCTGAACAAATAAAAGAATGGCGCGGACTTTACTTTCCGCAGGGCGAGACACATCAGATTGCCTGGATGGCTAGGAACAATGCCATTGTGGAAGGCAAACCGGCATATCAGTATCACAAATACCGCGCTGCAAAAAACGCCTGCAAGAATCACCGCGTAGCAATTGACGTTGGCGCCAATGTCGGACTGTGGTCTAGGGTTATGACGCTAGACTTTAAGGCAGTCCATTCCTTTGAGCCGGTTCCCTTGTACCGCAAATGCCTTGAGTTAAATGCGCCAATGGCTAACATCTACCCTTACGGACTGGGTGCAGCGCCGGCCACAGTCAACATGGCTTGCCGCACGGAAGGATCTTACGGCGACACGGCGCCGGCCAGCGGCAGGGAAGGCGAGTTTATTGTGGCCACGAATGTTTCAATCGTAACCATGGACAGTCTCGGCATATCGGACGTGGACTTTATTAAGATCGACTGCGAAGGGTTTGAGCTGTTTGTAATCCAAGGCGCGGAGCAAACCATCCGCACTTGTAAGCCAGTCATTATTGTCGAGCAGAAAAAGGGTAACGGTAAGGCGTTTGCTTTGCCAGATGACAGCGCAGTCAAGCTGCTGGAATCATGGGGTATGCGCGTTGAGCGCGAGATCAGCGGCGACTATCTGATGGTCTGGTAATGGGCTGGGGTGACGAGCTCATGGCTGCCGGCGAGGCGCAAGCCAAGGCCGGTGAGCGACATATCAAAATTGCGATACTGGATACCAGCGGCAATCCACGTTGGCATGACGCATGGGAGAATCACCCGCTGATCGCAAGACCGGGGCAGGCATATCAGGACAGCATCACCAATGGGCCAGGCGCGCGCGGGTATGTAGACCGTCTGACAACAAGGGCGTGGATCTGGCGCAAGTACAAACCCATACCGGCAAAGATGTACTTCAGCGAGGCAGAGAAAAAATTTGCAGAGAGTGTTGGCTCTGACTTTGTGGTGATTGAGCCGTCGCTCAAGGGCAAGAAGGAGTCAATCAACCGGGACTGGGGATGGGACAGATGGCAAACCTTAGTCCATCTGATGCCTGAGATCCAATGGGTTCAGCTAGGCCCGGAAGATACCAAGGCATTGGACGGAGCAAGGCGTATCCAAACGGATACACCAAGGCTTATGGCTGCTGCCTTGTCAAAGGCCAGGGCTTTTGTGTCGCCAGAAGGCGGGATGCACCATACCGCGGCAGCAGTAGGCGTGCCAGGCGTGGTGATCCATGGCCACTTTAACTCAGCCTGGGTGACCGGCTATCCGAATATGATCCACATATCCACGCAAGAGCTGGGCTGCGGCAGTCGTATCTTCTGCCAGGCTTGCCGCGATGCAATGGAACGAATCACTCCTCATGCGGTTGCGACGAGCCTGAATCTGATTTTAGATAGAGAGCACGCTCGTCCTTGCGACGCTTGACCAGGCCGGCAAGTTCTCTGCCGCCGGCTTTGGTCCACGCCATGAACGCCTCGGCTGCTTCGGCAAACTCACCGCGGTTATGCTTCATGCGGATGGTAGATCGCTGGAGGTTTCCGAGTCCGACATTGAAGCTAAAGCTAACAAGGGCGTCGA